CTATAAGGAGTATTTCATGCTTTTGAAAGAGTTTTTTGGTCCAGCAATTGATGCCGCTAAAAAGGTATCACCCAAAAAAGATGATGATAAAGAACTCAACGACGAGTTATTCTGGTTTATTATAGACCACGATAAACTCCATAAAGATTACTTTCACCCTTTAGCTAGTAAAATTAAAAAATTAAACAATGCTAATAAATTAGATCGTAGCAAATTATTAAAAGACTTTATGCCTATGGTAAACCACGGTTGTAAAGAATTTTATATTAAAAAGAAAATGAGCGGTGGTTTAGGTATGCATTTTCCTAAAGAAGTAAGAATAGGAATGTGTGAAAAGTTATACGATCACTATGTTCAGGATGTATTAAAAGATACATATAAAATTTCCGAATCATCAAAAAAGAAAAAAGAAAAGAAGACTAAAGAAAATGCAGATGCTGGTGGTGGTAAAATGTTTGGCAACACCGCTAATAAAAATCAAACCGGTAATGATTATACTTCTATATCACACTTAAGATATGATAATGGTGGGATAGCCTAATGAAACAGTATAAGATCACTTCAGAAAATTCTGCTCCTTTAAACAGTGATAATGACTGTATATTACCCGATGATGATTATATACATGAGTTAAAAAGAATTCAGTATTTAGGAGGGCTTGGTTCAGAAGCAAGACTTAATGAGTATCGTGCTCATACTGCTAAAGTAAAATCAGGTAGTAACATTACTGTTACTGCTAATGAAAAATCTAAATTAATGAAACAGCATAATATTAAACCTGGAACACCAGAATGGTTTCAACTTTGGTTTAGCAAGCCTTACTTAACAGGCGAGAAACCCGTAGGAAAGTAAAAATGGATCAATTAATTGAATTAACAAAAATAGGTTTTGGTAGTACGTTTGCTTTTTATATAAAAGTACATAGTTTCCATTGGAATGTTGAAGGTCCAGATTTTTATGAATTTCATAAACTATTTCAAAAGATATATGAAGAAGTTTATGATGCCGTAGATCCATATGCCGAAAATGTTCGTAAGTTAGGAGGATATATTCCTACCAGTTATCATAACTTGAGTATGTTAACAAAAATTGAAGATGAGAATCGTGTACTTAATAAAGAAGCAATGATTGAAGAACTTATTGTAGACAGTCAACGTATGCAAATTATTCTAAAAAAGAATTATGATGCTGCTGAACAAGAAGGTCAACATGGATTAAGCAACTTTTTAGCAGAGCGTATGGACGCTCATCGTAAACACGAATGGTTTTTAAGGGCTAGTATAAAATGAAAATATTAGAAATTATTGCAGAAACTGCTGCTTGGCAAAAGAAGTCGGGTAAGAATAAAAACGGCGGATTAAATAAGAAAGGTGTTGCAAGCTATCGTAGAGAGCATCCTGGAAGTAAATTGCAGACCGCCGTTACTACTAAACCCAGTAAATTAAAGAAAGGTAGTAAGGCAGCTAAACGCCGTAAAAGTTTTTGTGCTCGTATGAGAGGTATGAAAAAACATCGCACAGGTGCTAAGACTAAGAGAGATCCAAATAGTCGTATAAACAAAAGTTTGCGTAAATGGCATTGTGAAGAATAAAATAAATAGTAAAAAGGAATATTATTATGAGAGCTAAAGAGTTTATCAGTGAAATGAAAAAAGGTGAAATGCAACCTCATCAAAGAAATGTGTTAAACAATCCAGTTACATATCCTAAACAAGGACAATATGGTGGAGATCAATATCTACACGCACAGTTTTTAAAAGCTCTCGCTTGTGCTGGCGCTGGTGATACTCCTGATGCAGAAATGGCTCCGGAAAATTGGGCAGGTGGAGATCCTGTTTTTATTCCTTATCATGACACAGAAATAGAAATGTTAAATCGTGCAGCCAAATATGTTGGTGATAATTCAAAACGCGAATGGGGCGGTCCTAGTAAAGAGCCTAAAGATACACATAAAGTAAGTCCTGTAGCAAGTTGGCAAGGAAAGGAAAAGAATCATGACTAATGAATTTAAGAAATCAGTTAAAAACACCGACGTTGTTTATACTTTAGAATCAGCAACATCAGGCGGAACATCTGCTGGAAGTGTTGCTAGTGTTTCAAAACCATTAAGTGGTGTTAAAAAACGTGGTGGAAATTTATTAATACAAAGTGCAGAAAAGCCAAGAAAAAATCCTGTAGCTAAACACGTTAATGCAACAGTAGGCGGGGGTGGTGCCGGAGCTCATAAAGATCGTAAAAAAGCTATGAAACGTGGAGAAATGAAACATAAAAAACCATTTGTCGAAAACACAAGCGGAAACATATCTAATGCTATAAATGCGTTAGTACGTATACGAACTAGTGTTAAACAAATGCAACTTGCCAACGCAAAAATTCCACCGGCTTTTGCTGGACAATTAGAAGTAGCATTATTTGATGCTATTAATGTATTAAGAGATAACCAAGATCCAGGAATACGCAATACACTTGTTAATCTTGTAAATTTAAGAGCAATAGCCAAAAGAGTACAAACAGGTGGTGAACAATTTCCTCTAGGATATTTAGGTCGTTTAGAAGTAGTATTATATGACACCATCAAACAAATGGAAGATATCAACCAAGACATGCACGAAGAGTGGAGTGAAAAATATAAACGCAGCATTAACTGTTCACATCCTAAAGGATTTTCACAAAAGGCTCATTGTGCTGGTAAGAAAAAACACAGTGAAAGCGCAACTATGGAAATGGTATGTCCTGATTGCGGCATGTGTGAAACACATGGCAATCTTGATGAAATCAAAAAAGGACAAAAAGACTCTAATGGTTTTACAAAATGCTGGCCAGGCAAACACGCAGCAGGTACTAAGAAAGGCAAGCATGGATGGGTAAGAAATTGTGTACCTAATGAAGGTTTATCAGAAAGTCATCCTGGAAATTTTGGTTTTGGTGCTAGTGCTACTAACACTGTATTAAAAACACAAAATAGACAGCATAGTGCTGAAAGTTACGATGACGCACATACTGGTGAAGAAAACGGCATGATGACTTCGGCATTAAAGAGCTTATATAAACACGCTGCTAAATTACGCCATGCTGTTAAACAAATGGGGTCAAGTCAAAGTTTAGAACCTTGGCAACAAGCAAAGATTACTAAGGCTGCGGATTATTTAGACACAGTCTTTAATGCTGTAGATGATGACATGGATTTAGGAGAAGATGGAGAAACTCATAATGGAGGAGGTAATACTGCTGTTGCTAATGGCGGAAATAGTCGTCCTGCTACTGCTCGTAAATTAGATAAAGGTCGCGGGTGGAATGATGCTATGAATAAGATGGGTGAAGCTACAACAGATCTTGATCATCGCATAAGCAATCTTGAATTAGGTTTAAATCAAGCACGTAATATTACAAAAGCTATTAAGTATGACCATACAGTTATAGAAATTTTATCTGAATTTCGAGCATTGGTAGAAAAATACCAATTAGATACAAAAAAATTAAATTACTTGGTTAGAGATGTATACGAAGCACAAAGTGCATTAAATTCTGCTGTATATAGTCTTGAAGAAATATTTAAAGATGCCATTACTGATTTAGAACTCAAGGCTGACCAAGGATTAGGTGAAGTAATTGCCGAATCAAAAAAATTAAATGAAAAATCCACAAGTAAAAAGCAAGCAAGATTTATGGCAGCAGCCGCTCATGATCCAAAATTTGCCAAACGTGTAGGAATTAAACAAAGCGTTGCTAAAGAATTTAATAAAGCCGACAAAGGTACTAAACAATTAAGCAAAGCAATGAAAGGTAAGAAAAAGAGTAAAAAGGTAAAAGAAACTTCTACTCTTTATTTAGATCGAATAGATAATCATCATGGATCTCAATATAAAGATCCTTACATGGAAGCATTGAAAAATAAATTAGCAGAAAAGGTGTTACAACCAAATGATCCTGTTGAAAAATATATAGATGTTTTTCAAAAGGCAAACTACAATCAACCTGGTAACTATCAATTTGGCAAGTATAATCCACAAAATAGAACTCCACAGAAAAGAGAACGTATGGCAAAAGCTGCTAGCTATGCTGCAAAAACTTCAAAAAAGAAATGAAATTCGACGAGTTTGTAAAAGCCGATTATCAAATACATGATCGAAAACATTTAGATCAGTATCTTGTAAAACTTTGTCATTTAATTGTAGTCGGACAACATCACGATCCTGAAAGATTTGGCATGGTTGCTGCGGCTATATTAGATCCCGATCATAATTTAGTTGCTAGAACTAGCATGAATTTAGACGGTAAATGGGAACATGCCGAACGTTGTGCTATGGAAGCATATGAAAGAGAATATGGAGAAATTCCAGAAGGTAGTATTTTAATAACAACGTTATCTCCTTGTAGTGATGATATGGCAGATCGCTATAAGGGTAGTTGCACCGATTTAATCAATGACAGTATCATAAGAAAAGTATATTGTGGATACATGGATCCTAGCCAACATCATGAACATAATGATTTTACTGAAGAAGTAACTAAAAATAAACATATACAAAGACTTTGTAAAAAATTTGCTTTTACATTTTTAGGTGATAAAAAACATCCTCTAGAAGAAACAAATTTTAAAAAACCATATTATACATTAATTATAAATGACAAAAGTGTTGCTACAAGTAATCAATTTGAAAAACTACACCAATTAGCAAAAGATTATAAAAAAGAAAATCCTAATGCTAAAATTAAAGTAAAATCAAGCGAAGCAGTAGATGAGGTGCGTACAATAGGATTGTACAACCCACAAACACAGAAAAAACAATACCGTGTAGTTTATGCTAACAATAAACCTGTCACTTATTTTAGTATAAATGAAATCGGTGAATTAAAAGCATTATTAGATTACATGAAAGAAAAACATCCTAACGTAAAAGTAGAAGTGAAAAAAGAATACGTTAGTGAAGAACAAATTAAAGAATTAGACGAAGCAATAGGCTATAGTAAGGATATTAAAACAGAAGGTAATGTAATAACTTTACCAATAGTACATATTAAAAAAGCAGCAGATTTATTTAAAGGTGACAGAATGATGCCACCTATCAATGATGAATTTAGTATGGATTTACTTACCCGACAAATCATACGATTCTTATTAAAGAATCCTATGTTAGTAGATCACATACCAGCAAACGAATTACCAAAGTTTGCTCATGATGTAGCAGTATATCTTGTTAGAAGAAACAAACTTCCTGTACGCGAAGCAGCAAATGCCGCACAGCAAGCCGCTATTGCAATCAATATGAAAAAAAATCATAAGAAACCTAAAAGTGAAGAATACGATTATGGAAATATGCACGGTGTTGCCGAAATACCAAAAGCATTATTAAAACATGGCTGGACAAAAAAATCCATTAATTTTGATAAAACAGTTTTTGTAAAAAAAGGTGTTGGGTTAGCAAAAATTGATAGAAATGAATCCGGTTTCGTACGATTCACAATTAAAGGTCGTCCTTATACAACATACGGTCATAAACAAGCTATAGAGCTTCTCAATAAACTTGATCCGTTGGCAGATGAAAGCATGATGCCAAAAAGTAATTTTGCAGGAACTGAGCCGCCTTGGAATTACAAATTAGGACCTGCTGCACAACACAAAGGTTCTGATCCTAGACCATTCAAAATGCCCGGTGAATTTGGTTAAAATAAATTCAATAACTTGTTGATTTTATTAAATATTCTGCTATAATAGATACTTAGGAGAATTATTATAATGAGTAAAACATTTGGTGCGCCGGAGCAGGCAAAAATTAAGCAAATTGTTGCGGAAGGTGTAACAGTTATGCAAGAAATTCAAGACCTTACAGAAGGGTTGAATGAAACAATCAAAGCAGTAGCAGAAGAATTGGAAGTTAAACCTAGTGTAATTAAAAAAGCAATTCGTATTGCTCAAAAAGATCAATGGGATCAAGTCTATCATGAATTTGAAGATTTAGAAACTGTTGTCGATATTAGCGGGCACGCTAATTTACGCAAGGAGGATGACGGACTATGAGTAATTACTGGGGATACCATTTAATGTTAGATTGTGCAGGATGCAATGACAACATTAAAAGCCGAGATCAAATTTATAACTTTATTAAAGAATTAGTTGAGCGAATTGATATGAACGCTCACGGTGAACCAATTATTGAATATTTGCTACCAGGTGAAGATAAAGCTGGATATAGTCTTATGCAATTGATTACTACTAGTAACATTTGTGCTCACTTTATTGAACCAAATTCTACTGCTTACTTAGATGTTTTTTCTTGCAAAGAATTTGATATTAAAGTAGCAGAAGACGTTTTTAGAAAATATTTTGGTCCATCATTAGTTCGTGTTAATTTCATTACACGACAAGCTGGCTAATATAAATAAAAATAAGAAATGGTTAGGTCGGCCATAAACGACCAATTAGGTATTTTGTCAGCCGTAAGTGACAATGGAGATAACATATGAGTTATGTAGATGCGTTGTGGGATCGCGACCAAGACATCGTTCGAGTAGTCGAACGCGATTCAAAAAAAGGCAGAGTGTATCATGAGTATCCTGCCAAATATCTATTTTATTATCCTGATCCTCGCGGAAAATATCGATCAATCTTTGGTGAAAATCTAAGTAAAGTATCTTCTAAAAGTTGGAAAGAACATACTAAAGAACAACGTATTCACAGCAATCATAAACTATATGAAAGCGATATAAATCCAGTATTTCGCTGTTTAGAAGAAAATTATCTCGGGAAAGAACCACCAAAGTTAAATGTAGCATTTTGGGATATTGAGGTGGACTTTGATCCAGAACGCGGTTATGCATCACCCGATGACGCATTTATGCCAATTACTGCAATCGCAGTACATTTACAATGGTTAGATACCTTAGTATGTTTAGCCGTGCCGCCTAAAACTTTAACTATGGCAGAAGCCGAAAAACAAGTTAAAGAATTCCCCAATACTATTTTGTTTGAAACAGAACATGAAATGTTAGATACATTTCTAAATTTAATTGAAGATGCAGATGTACTAAGTGGATGGAACAGTGAAGGATTCGATATGCCTTATACTGTTAATCGCATTATTAAAGTACTAAGCAAAGAAGATACACGTAGACTTTGCCTATGGAATCAATTTCCTAAAAAACGTGAATATGAAAAACATGGAAAAGATGCTGTTACATATGATTTAGTCGGTCGAGTACATTTAGATAGTCTCGAATTATACCGCAAATATACATATGAAGAACGACACACTTATCGACTAGATGCTATTGGCGAAATGGAAATTGGAGAAAGCAAAACAGTATATGAAGGTACATTGGATCAGTTATATAACAATGACTTTAGAAAGTTTATTGAATATAACAGACAAGACTGTGCTTTGTTGAATAAGCTAGATCAAAAATTAAAATTTATCGATCTTTCTAATACTATTGCACATGAAAATACTGTATTAATTCAAACCACAATGGGTGCTGTAGCAGTAACCGAACAGGCTATTGTAAATGAAGCACACCATCGTGGATTAATTGTTCCTAGTCGTCCACGCAGAGATGATACTGTTGATACACAAGCAGCAGGTGCTTATGTTGCTTACCCTAAAAAAGGTTTACATGATTGGATTGGATCAATGGACATTAACAGTTTGTATCCATCAGTTATTCGTGCATTAAACATGGGTCCAGAAACTATTATTGGACAACTACGTCAAGATTATACCAAGGCAGAGATTGAAGAAAAAATAGCTGGAGGAATGTCATTTGCTGCTGCATGGGAAGGTAAGTTTGGGTCTAATGAATATGAATTTGTTATGAATAAAGACCGTGTTCATGATATTCATATAGATTGGGAAAATGGCGAAATAGATGTAATGAGCGGTGCACAAATCTATGAAGCGGTATTTGAAAGTGGTAAGCCATGGATCTTAAGTGCTAATGGAACTATCTTTACATATGAAAAAGAAGGTATTATTCCTGGCTTATTAAAAAGATGGTATGCGGAACGTAAAGAGATGCAGGCCAAATTAAAAGAAGCACAAAAAGCGGAGAATAAAATTGAAGAAGAATATTGGGACAAACGACAACTTGTTAAAAAGATTAATCTTAATAGTTTGTATGGTGCTATTCTTAATGCCGGTTGTAGATTTTTTGATAACCGCATTGGACAATCAACCACATTATCCGGACGTGGTATCGCACGACATATGGCTTCAAAAATTAACGAAGTAATCACAGGTGAATATAATCACGTAGGTAAAGCTATTATCTATGGTGATACAGATAGTGCCTATTTTAGTGCTTATAGCAGTCTAAAAAATGAGATTGCTAAAAAAGAAATACCTTGGGATAAAGATACTGTAATTCAGCTATATGATTCGGTAGCGGCAGAAGTTAATGGTACATTTCCACAATTCATGCTAGATGCTTTCCATGCTCCAAAATCACGCGGCGAAGTTATTCGAGCAGGACGAGAAATTGTTGCTATTAAAGGTTTGTTTATTACCAAGAAACGTTATGCTGTATTGTATTATGATAAGGAAGGTAAACGTTTAGACGTAGACGGTAAACCTGGAAAGATTAAAGCAATGGGGTTAGATCTTAAAAGATCTGACACTCCAGAATTCATGCAAAAGTTTTTAGAAGAAGTATTAACTGCGGTATTGAATGGTAGAGAAGAAAAAGAAATTCTAGAAATGATTACTGAGTTTCGTACTGAATTTAAAGCACGACCAGGTTGGGAAAAAGGCAGTCCTAAACGTGCTAATAATATTACCGAGTATCAAGAAAAAGAAAAGAAACAAGGTAAGGCTAATATGCCTGGTCATGTTCGCGCAGCGATAAATTGGAATACATTGCGTAGAATGAATGGTGACAAGTATTCTATGCAAATTGTTGATGGGATGAAAGTTATTGTTTGTAAGATTAAAGATAATCCTTTGAGCTTTAAATCAGTAGCATATCCGGTAGATGAATTAAGATTGCCCAAATGGTTTCAAGAATTACCATTTGATCATGCAGAAATGGAAAAAACTATTATTAATAATAAATTGGATAACTTAATTGGTGTATTAGAGTGGGACTTAGAATCTACAACTCAAAATAATACATTCAATTCTTTGTTCAGTTTTGATTAAAAATATTCTTGACAATGGAAAAAAATCTAAATAAAATAACACAAAGGAAAATAATATGAAGGACTTTTTACAAGATTTAGTATCACATACACACAACCTAGGCTTTTTAGAAACATTAAAAATAACTTCTAATGAAAAGGAAACTATTATTGAATCTATGGCCTCAAATCGCAGCGTTATCCTTAATGCTAAAACAAATGTTCCAATTAATCATGTGGGAACATTTGGTATGCCTAATTTAAACAAATTAGATATTCATTTGAAGTGTCCAGAATATCAAGACGGCGCTGTCATTGAAGTTGTAAAAGCAGAACGTAACGGTAAAACTATTCCAGTAGGATTACATTTTGAAAACATGAATGGAGACTTTGAAAATGATTATCGTTTTATGAACGAAGAAATCATTAACGAAACATTAAAGACTGTTAAGTTTAAAGGTGCTAAGTGGGATATTGAATTTGAACCAACTGTTAATAGTATTGCTAAACTACGTTTCCAAGCTGCTGCTAATAGCGAAGAAAATACTTTTCAAACTTCGACTGAAGATGGTAAATTGATTTGTAAATTCGGCGATGGCAGTCGACACGCAGGTTCATTTGTATTTCAAGATAATGTTAATGGCAAATTAAAACAAAAGTGGTCATGGCCTATAGATCAAGTTTTAAAGATTTTAAATTTAAACGGCGACAAGATCATGCGTATTGCTGATCAAGGTGCATTAAACATTACTGTAAGCAGTGGCATTGCTACATATGATTATATTTTACCGGCAATGACAAAATAATGAATACCGATCTAACATCAGCACAAAAAGATTACGCATATTTTCTGCCAGCAACGTCAGGATTTTATAGTACATATATTGGAAAACAACGATATGGAAACTATGTAGATCCAGCACGAATCCCTGCAAGTTTCAAAAATGGTGTAGAATCACTTAACTATCTAAATCCAGATAAGGGTGCTTTCTATTATGATCATTGTTTGTACAGTGCAGGTCATGCTAACTTAGATCTTAATAAACATGACGAAGGCGAAGATATGTTTCGCAATCGTAATCGTGCTACAAGCTGGGTGTTAGGTGATTCAGGCGGATTCCAAATTGGCAAGGGCAAGTGGGAAGGCGATTGGAAAGATCCCACTTGTTCAAAAGCTCAAAAGAAACGTGAATTAGTATTAAATTGGATGGATGCTCTCATGGATTATGGAATGTGTTTAGATATTCCGGCATGGGTTTCGCGTAGTCCAGAAGGTGCTAAAGCCACAGGTATTAGTACATATCAAGAAGCAGTTCAAGCAACATTTATCAATAATGATTATTTTATTCGTAATCGAAATGGCAACTGTAAGTTCTTGAATGTATTACAAGGCGAAAATCACACCGATGCTGAAGGTTGGTATCAACATATGAAAAAATATTCTGATCCAAAGCAATATCCTAATGAACATTTTAATGGATGGGCAATGGGTGGACAAAATATGTGTGATGTTCATTTAGTATTAAAAAGATTAGTAGCATTGAGGTTTGATGGTTTACTAGAAAAAGGTCAACAAGACTGGATGCACTTTTTAGGCACTAGTAAATTGGAATGGGCACTATTGCTAACGGATATCCAACGAGCTGTTCGAAAATATCATAATCCTAATTTTACTATCAGTTATGATTGTGCAAGTCCATTTTTAGCTACTGCTAATGGTCAAATTTATGTACAAACAGAAATTACTGATCGAGAAAAATGGCTATATAGAATGATGCCTAGCATAGATAATAAAAAATATGCAAATGATACTAGAACTTTTAGAGATGCAGTTTTACAAGATAAATTTTTTGAAAATTTTGAAAATAGTCCTATTATGCAAAATGTACAAATTAAAGATATTTGTATCTATGCTCCAGGAGACCTAAATAAAATAGGCAAAGAAGGTAAAACATCATGGGATAGTTTTACATATGCTATCATGATGGGGCATAATGTTTGGATGCACATTAATTCCGTACAAGAAGCAAATCGTCAATACGATGCAGGATTATGTCCAGCAATGTTAGTAGATGAAAGGTTTGATCGTGTATTTTTCAAAGACATTGTTGATGCTATTTTTAGTACCAGTGATCGAGGAACTGCTGAACAAATTATTGAAGAATTTAGTAATTTTTGGATGCGTATTCCTGGTACTAGAGGATTTACTGGTAAAAAGACTTTAAACGCTACTACTAAAGCTGATGAACTTTTTGAAGTCGAAGGCAACGGTATTGTAGATAAAACTGAAAAATCTGAACCTTCAAAAGTTATTTTAAGTGAAAATTTATTTGAATTTTGATTAATTTGACAAATAATTTTAATAGTGTTATAATAAATTTATGAAACGTGATTATTCAACTGGTGAAACACAAGATGTTATTTTCTTTGTAGGAAAAGAAGTCGAACATACTCCTGCATTTGGAATGCCTACATTATTTGTTGTAGGATCGCAGCCTATTGATTTAATTAAAAAAAAACTTTCCAATAGTAATATAGAACATATTTTCTTTGGAGCCAATCACAGTTTTAACCCAAGTTTGGGTGATTTTGATAGCTGGGATCCTTGGAATCAAATGATTCTGTATTTCTTAGATAAAGGATATTTCTGTAGTTTAGACATTCCTATCAGTCATGTTGAAGTATTTCATGAATATGGTTTTTGTGGTTATAATAACTTTATTCCACAAATAAGAATTCCGTTGCCCTATGTTGGTTTATGGAATTATAATACTATGATTAAAATTGATGATAAAGGATTTAACAGCACTAATCCCGGTATATGGACACACAGTCTACATTCTCTTATGAACAGAGATAATTTTACAAATTGGACTCAATACAAAAAGGACGAAATTATATGATAACCGCAAAAATTTCTAAAAACACACCAACTACTCCAACTGAAGAAAGAGTATTAAAGCTACTTGAAAGTATCGATTGGAAGTTATGGGAGATTATGAATATGATGAAGGCAAATCTTCCTGAAGATACTAAAACTGAAAAAAATAAAACTACTAAAAAGAAAAGCAACGAACAATGATTAGAGGTGTAATATCCAATAGTCCGCATCTAACGGCATTTTATTCTGATACCGTTCCTTATGTTTCTCCAGGAGAAGGATCGGGAATGCTTCGTTGGAATAGCATTAATAAATGTTTAGAAATTAGTAATGGACCCAGTTGGATACAATATCATATGAATGATGCTTACATCAGTTTATCAGCAGAGGCTAATAATGCTATACAATGGGCAATTGACAAAAAAAATGAAGATGCTATAATAGAGAAGTTATCTAAAGAAAATGAAGCAGTTAAAATTGCTTATGAAAATATTTTGAAAGCCAAGGCACAATTAAAAGCAACTATTTTATTAAGTAAAGAACATGAACCAACAAACTAATATGATATGGGTTACTTTTCGAAAGGAAGGTATACATTGCTATCCGGCAGCAGCTACAGATCCTGCTTTAGCTACAGGTGACGAATATGATGTGAGTTTTTTAGGAATTCCACATCGTCACATTTTTCATTTTAAAGTATGGATCGAAGTATTTCACGATGATCGTGATATCGAATTTATTCAATTTAAACGTTGGCTTGAAAAGTGCTATAATGATGGCACACTTGAGCTAAATTACAAATCTTGTGAGATGATTGCTCGTGATTTACGCACAACAATCAACACACGATATCCAAATAGAGATATTTGGATCGAAGTCAGTGAGGACGGCGAAAATGGCTGTTTCCTTACTTTTCCATCAACTTGTTAATATAAGGAACTTATACCATGGCACAACCTGGTTATATCCAAAAGACAATTCGCTTAAAGCCCGAAGTTACTCGAATCTTTGATGATTTAGAAGCATGGTTGGATCATTGTCGATTCAATCTTATGCCTTTTAATCCTGCAGACTTATATAAGTCTAAGGAATATAAAGATTATCAACGAAATCGTGAGTACTTACAACGCAAGGCTCGTCGTGAAGCCAAAGCACGCAATGCAAAGGCAGAGTAATGGCTAATATCTTTCTAATTGATTTAGAAAGCGTAGAAACTAGGTACACGGGTCAGTGGAAGACTCATGTACCTCATCTCTTACGAAAGGCAGGACACAATGTTCAAATTATATCTGGGCCTACGGATATTCCTACAGCCACTACTCCTGGTGCTTTCCTTAATTTTGGTGGTACCAATATCTATAAGTCTAGTCAAGTGGAACAAATGGGGCGTTTATTTTGCTCCGGATCAGTTAAGCCTGGCGATCACTTCATCTTTACCGATGCTTGGCATCCTGGTATCATAAACTTAAAGTACATGAGTGAACTGTTACAGATTCCTGTAACGACACACGGTATGTTCCACGCGGGGTCCTATGATCCCCAAGACTTTCTCGGTCGACTAGTCGGAGATAAGCCTTGGGTCAGACACGCTGAGAAAAGTTATTTTCACGCATTTGATCATAACTACTTTGCTACAGAATTTCATATTGAAATGTTTGCTCATAACCTACTAAACATAGATTTCGAAACAGCGACATTGTCTTATGTTGAAAAAGGAAAAATTGTACGCACAGGTTGGCCAATGGAGTATATGGATGGTACATTGACTATGTATAAGAACATGGATAAACGTGATCTTATACTGTTCCCTCATCGCATAGCGCCAGAGAAACAAGTCGAAATCTTTAGAGATCTA